ATCCACCCCCCCACCCCCTCGTATGTGGATATATATATTTAATGTACGTAAGCGTCGGTTTCACCACAGTTCAACCTTAGGTGGCCCACTGCTCCATGGTGTGAAGACACATATGGCTGCTCCCTTGGGGGATGGTCCTGTATGTCCGTCATCTCTGACGAACTTAGGCCTTCCTGTGATGAATCGTACTTCTTGAGCCTTCCACACGTAGTCTCTCCACCATTTTGTGTCGGTACAGGCGTTGATCAGGCAGACAATGGTAGGTCCTAGAGCGGTTTGTGGCCTTGATTGCTCGTATGCCTTCTTCATCCAGGCTTTTACCTCTTTCCCGTAGGGTGGATTGAGGAAGATAGAGCGCCTGGGGGATAGGATGCTAGTTAGGTTGCCTTCTTGATCCCGTACATGGTGTGGGTTTTGCCATGAATGGATAGATAGGGAGTTTATCTCCCGGTCTAGGTAGTAGGGGCAGCGGTTGTTTAGCTGTGTAGCTGCCGCATCCAGGTCAAAGCAGAACTCATCGTTGAGCCTGTTGAACAGATCCTCTGGCGTGGCCCAGTTGGTTGACTCAGATGTGTGATCGTATCTAGGCACAGCAGCGTAGCCTCTCAGTGAGGGTGAGGAAGGAGGTGGGGGAGGACTCGCCCGCACCGAGAGACTACAGCCTCGGGGGGTGAGGCTCGCTGTGGTGAAACCATACCACAGGAAGCCTGTGCGCGTCCCAGCTTTTGTGAAAGTTTTCTTCCCTGCTTGACAGCGTAAGCCACCCAGGTGTACCGTCGTCCCCTAACCCGAACAGAAGGAGACGAATGATGTTTTACCACCCGAAGCTCGTCAAGGCTGGCTGGGAGAGCTTGCTGCTCTACCCGCTGCTACGCGAGCTAGCCGATGAGGAGGGGAGGATCGAGGAGGAGTGGCTGGACCCGGTGTACCTGAACGCTGTGACCCGAGTGCCGGTGGAGGTGCTGACCGCTGGGATCAGTGGGCTGACAGGAGTGCTGCTGACCCCTCTGGGCGAGGGGCTCTACGGGCTAGCCCACGCGGGGGCGAGCGCGCCTACGCGCGAGGGCGGGCGGATGCGGGCGCAGCCGAGCGGGCATAACGCGCAACCGCGCATGCGGGCGTTGGAAGGAAGCGTAGCTTCCGTTCGTGCAAGCGCGGACGAGCGCCCCCACGCGCACGAGGCAGTCGGCTTCGAGAAATACCTCAACGAGCAGTGGGGAGAATTGGTCAATCGAGGGAAACCACTTCACGGATGGATCGCTCTCCAGCAAGATGCTCACCCCTCCATGGATCTCCTGGCAGAAGCCAAGAAGGCCCGAGCCTGGGAACTCAGCCAGAAGAAGCCAAAGCGATCCATTCGCAGGTTCCTGACCAACTGGTTCTCCAGGGCAGACGGCTTCAATCGCGAGATTGAGATCCGTGCAGAGGGAGGCGTAAAGCACTGGAGCGGCATGAACAAGCGGGAGCGGGATAAGGCTATCTCGTCTGGTGGTAGCGAACGCTGCGTCACCATCAACGGATGCTCTGTGAACCGCGATCTCGATGACAATCTGTTCATCCTTTCAGGGCAAGACATCTGCAACCCCACGCTGCCGTGGAGGAAGTTTGTGGCCGCTGCAATCAAGAGGGCGCTGGAGGGAAGCGGCGACCCATACGACCAGGATGAGGTTAAGGCTGCGCTGGGTGTGAAGGAGCCCGCAAGGGCGGAAAACGATAGGGCTCTCACATGGGCCATTGATCAGATCGTCACAGACGTTCGATATGAATTGGGGATTTTGCCGGTATGAACGAGGACAGGTTCGCTGAAGCTAGAGAGAAGGACATCAGACAGGTAGCAGAATCATTGGGAGTGGTTCTGGCAAGAAACAAGGGCATGGCATATTGCCCCGACCACAGCCGTGGACCGGGCAACGGGACTCCATCGCTCTCGTTTTATTCCAGGAACGGAGCCCAGAGATTCAAGTGCCATAGCTGCCAGAAGGCTGGAGACGTAGTTGACTTCGTCCAGTGGCTCAAGGTGTGCGAGGTAAAGGACGCACTGGACTGGATTAGTGGCCCGCAGATCAACGGGGCAAAGGTGGAGTACCCAGCGATCAAAGAAGCCGATCCGCTGGTATCGACGGGTGAACGCATCGCAGCTTGCTCCGCGTTCATTAACGCCCTTGGCGGCATTGAGCAGTTCGGTGCTGACTGGCTGAAGAACGAGAGGGGGATAGGTGAGCGGGCTACAAGGGCCTTTCGCATCACCGACATACACGAGAAGAAAGCAACCACTGCGATGGGGGCGGCTATCAGCGCAACCAACGTGAGTGTCTGTGTGAATCTGGGGCTGGCTAGGAAGTCGAACAGTAGCGACAACCTGTTCTGTCCCTTCGGGTTTTCCTACCATCTGGCAATCCCATACCTAACCGATTCAGGCTCAGTGGCGCATATACAGTTCCGCAGAATCTCGAGAAGTGGGGATGACAAGGGGCACCCGAAATACAGGCACATCAGGGGAACAGTGCCCCTTCCGTACAACCTCCCAACCACACAAAAGCTGCAACGGACAGATGATGGTTGTGGGAGGGTGTTTCTGGTTGAGGGAGCCCTCGACGCCGTAGCGCTGTCTCAGAGGGGCCTGAGCGCTCTGGGTATACCTGGGGTTGGGTGGCTCAATGAAAATCGCTCTCAGAGGATTCTGAAGCGTCTGAGCGCCTCTGACGAGGTGGTGGTTGCCTTCGATTCTGACGAGGCTGGTGTGAGGAACACTGACAGGTGTTCAGTGATGATGGAGGGCCTGGGCGCGAAAACCATGACCGTGCGCTGGCCTGGAGGCTTCTCCGGGGACTGGTGCGATTGGATCAGGGAGTTCCCAGATGACGCTCCTGAGATCGTGGGGAAGGTAAGTACGCTGTCAGATACCGAGTCGTGGATTGGCGACATCATGAGGGAGGGTACTGACGATGTGGTTGCTATCGCATCGGGGAGCAAGACGACCAAGCAGGTAAAGACTGGCTACTCGTTGCTTGATGCCATGTTGCAGATCGAGCCTGGGGATATGGTGGTTGTGGCTGCGAGGCCGTCTACCGGAAAGAGCCACTTTGCGCTGAGCCTGTTGCAGCGAATGGCTAGGAAGCACGGCACCAAGAGCCTGTTTGTCTCGCTGGAAATGTCGAAGCCCTCAGTTGCAAAGAGATTGTCAGCAGCAGAGATGGGGATTGGGCAGCAGACCAAGCGCACGATTGATGACCTGAAAGAGGCTGCTGAGTTCGCAAACGCTGCGTTCAAGGGGCTTCCGATCCTGGTGGACTTCGGAAACAGAAAGCTTGATCGCATCATTGAAAACGCTCGCTCTGCGGTGAAAAGCCACGGCATCGAGATGGTGGTGATCGACTACTTGCAGTTGGTTGAGTGCAAGGGCAGGAGCAGGGAGCAGGAAGTTGCTCAGGCATCCAGGGCTATCAAGGCGCTTGCTAACGAGCTTCTGGTGCCGGTGATCACAGTGGTTCAGATGAACCGCGAGATTGAGAAGCGCACCGGCAACATGCCGCAGATGTCAGACCTGAGAGAGTCGGGGCAGATTGAGCAGGACGCAGACGCAATCCTGTTCGTTGACCGCCCCTTCAACAGAGATCAGCATGCTAACTTCAGCGACTTCATTGTGCGGATTGCGAAGCAGAGAAACGGCTCACCAGGGCGATTAACAATGCACCTGCCAGAGCCCTTCGGTTGGCTCCAGGATAGAGAGTTTGACAGGACGCAATGACGTGCGTAAGCTACGGATGCTATGGAGGCTGACATGAACTTTGGCGAAGCAGTAAGAGGCGCACGCACCGAGCGTGGTATCAGCCTTACAAACCTTGCGAAGGGCCTTGGTGTTACCAAGGTCTATGTGTCTGACGTTGAGCGAGGCAGGAGAGCCCCGTTCAACCTCATTAGAATTAGGCAGGTATCGGAGATATTGGGTTGCGATCCATTTCACCTTTACGTGCTTGCGGTACGTTCCAGGGGTCATGTGACTCTGCCAACATCCGACGTAAGCGAGGAGCAGAGTCGGTTCGCAGCAGAGCTTTCATACCGTTGGGGCGATTTTAGTAACGACGAATTGAGTAGATTGATTGGAGTATTGGAATGAGCATTCCCAGTGTAAACAAAGCGTTCATCGTGGGCGCTGTAGAGGGCGAGCCCCGGATCACACCATATGGCGAAGGCAAGGAAAAGATGGGCTTCCGGGTGCGGACGAACCGTGCGTGGAAGGATAAGAACTTTTCTACCGTCCATCGCATCATTGTTTGGGGCAATATGGTTGCCGATATCAAGGGCCTCCGCGAAGGCGACGGGGTTTCGGTGGACGGACGAATCGACAACAGGAAGTACGAAGTCGATGGGGAAACAAAGTGGATCACCGAAGTCGTGGCGAACGACGTACAGGTGTACGCATCGTCCAACGGAAAGCCCCAGCATGGGCTCGAAGACGACGACGATCTCCCCTTCTAAGATCGTTCACTTCCGACTAACGATTGTCGGCGTCGGGGATTGTCTCAATGAGGCTTTCTTCGACGCCGTAACTCGCTTGAAGGACGACCCTGCGTCCACCATCTTTGGCGAGGTTGATTGGCAGGGTGATGGTCGCTCAGGCGACTTCCGCGTTGTGCTTGAGGAGGAGGAGCCACCCCTCGCAGACGCTGTGATGTCTATGTTCGGTATCGAGAAGGCAGAGGCTTAGCCAGCCCCACTAAGCGCGGCTTCCATAGGTCCCTTTGCGCGGGACTTCTTTTTCTTCAGCTTCTTCTTGAGTAGCTTCGTCGGCGGCTTCCCTATGGGGAGCATCATCGGCGTCGGCGGTCCACCCACATTGATGATGATCTTTACCCCAGAGTGGTGCGGATACTCTTTCTCTTTGTGACCCTCTTTTTTCAGGGCCTTCTTCGCTACGTCTGATAGATGGGGTTTCATGCCATTCTCCTAGTCATAGCCCTTTTGAGTTGCATTGAGTATGGGCCAGCCTCTAGGGCGCGTTGGTAAAGGGGGCCTTCCGGCACCTCTTTCAGGCCCTTCTCCTTGCGCCATTTCTTCATGTACTCCAACCCCTCCTTGCTCCAGGTTCCACGAGAGGTGTCGTTAATATCTTTTGGGGCGACGAGCGTACTGTATTCCTTGATAGCCCTCATGACTTCTTTGTATAGACCTGGGTATCCGGGAATCACTTCGCCGTCGCGCCTCTTATAGCCCTTCTCATAATCCTTTAGCATCCTCCTAAACGCAGTCAGGCTATCCTGATCAAGATCGCGCAGATAGCTTGGAAGTCCTTTATACGCCGCCCACGACTTGTCATCAGAGGCTTCGCCCCACGGCTTCCTCGACCTAATTATGCGCCTGCCGAGGTATCCGGCGACTGCCTCATTCGTGGCTACCTGTGCGTCGTAGTTGTATATGTTGCCAGGAACCCTGGTGCCCAGCCTCCTAATCTTTGCGTGACCTAGCTCATGGGCCAGCGTCCCGGTCCGTGGTGCACTCCTTACCCAGTCACCCTCTGGAGCGAGGGCTCCGAGAAACCCTTTGCCGATGTTTTTTGGCGCTTCTCTGGTGTAGGACGATACATATTCGCTTGGTGCCATATATACAGGCGTTCCTAGCGATCCGGTGCCGGAATATCTGCCAACATGCTCAGGTCTTGAGTAGCCGAGAAACGCCTTGTCGCGTTCATGCGGAGGCATTTTTTCAACTGTTGACTTCAGGATACCTGGAATCCTTTTCTTGATATCGGTCACATGCTGAAGCGCAGTCTCGAAGCTGCTTTCCTTAGGCAGCCCCTTCATCCAGTCTGGATCAAGCTTACCCAGCCACCCTAAGTCCTCTAAAACAAAGCCCTCGGCCCCATAAGGGTGCTTATCCTCCGTGATCCAGCCAGGGGCAATGTCGCGCATGAACTCGTCTGAGCGGCCAAGAGTCCGTCCACCGCTTTCTCCCTCTGCCCAGATCGATGCGTTGTGATGTATGCGCCACGACTCAGCGGCATCGGCCAAACTCTCTGTGAATGTTTTTTTCGCCACGTCAATACCGCTTCCTTCTCCCTTGAGACGCCTTGACTGCGCGACCCTGCTTAGCGGCCTTCCCCTTGGCCCCCTTGCCTGTATAGCACTTACCTTTAGAGCCGTACTTGCGGCCCGACTTGCCCTTGGCTTTGCACTTCTTTACAGGCATCAGTAGCTCGCTTTGTACCGCTTGGCCTTTGTCTTAGGCTTTGGTTTGCTGGTAGCCTTTTTGGTTGATTTCTTGGGCTTTTTCTTTCTTTTCATGTAAGCCATACGAGTAACCCTGGAGAATTAAATGTCTTTCGACCCTAGCGATTATAGCGTGAGAAATGCCACCAAAGAGCTTGACGGAATGTCCCTCGAAGACCTTGAGAGTGTCCTTGAGCGGGAGATTGATGGCAAGCATCGATCTTCATTGATCGCAGAGATCGGTAGACACATCGACGCAATCAAGACTGTTGCTGAGCAGGGCGAGGAAGCTCCGAAGCCAGTGGCTCCAGAGGAGATCAACGCAGAGGCCTTTATGCGCCTGCGACCAGCATACCGTAGGGTCTGGAAGTGTGTTGGGCCGGATAGGTTTGTAAAGGTTGGCTAGGAACAAGCGAGTCGGTGGCGTCAATTCATGGCGAAGGGCCGCTGACGACTCTGTTGCCTATAGGCCCTCGTCATCTCCGCCGAGCGGCAAGGACACCGTTCAGACCAACAGTGCGATCCCTGAGTTCAAGGACGACATAAGTAGATATGGGTGGGAGATGGAGCAGTGGAGACACGCCGCTCTGACCCGAAGAAAGTGGCGCAAGTGGTTTGGCTCTGACGGCAACTGGCATGTGGGTCCACCGATCTACCCAGGCTCAGAAGTCTTTGAAGATACCAACGCAAAGCGGGCGTTTAAGACGGCTAATGAATCTGGATACATGGCACCCAGGTTTGTTGGAGAGGCTATCGGCGTAGGCAGATACGAGGCGAAGCGCCTTCTGGATGCGGTAGCTGGAGAGATGAAGGTTGCCTGGGTTATCTACCCTCACATCATCTTGAAAGACACCATCTGGAACTGTCGGATGCTTCATGAAGATGACGTTCCTGGCTTGATGGAAAACATCACTCACTGGCGCGAGGTCCTGGAAAGGAAGTTCAAGAGCAAAGAGCTTCCACCTCCAAGTAACCGTATGAGAAAGCACATGGACTAGAGATGGCAAAGGCACAAAAGGTTGATGAGGCGGCAGAGGTCCTTACCTCTGGGGAGCATGGTGACTTCATCTCCTTCGCAGCAGAACACCTTCACATCCAGACTAAGTCTGGGGAGTTCAAGAAGTTCACACTAAACAAGAGTCAGGTGCTTAGGGAGGGTCTTATCTCTGAGATGGAGGCGGCTGGGGTTCCTATCCGAATCTGGGAGGCGAAGGCTAGGCAGCTAGGTTGCTCAACCCATGTTCAGGGGCGAATGTTCTGGAAGTCGATAACCAACCAGGATGAGGTAGCCCTGGTTGCCGCACACACAGAGCCATCGGTTAGAGCGATCTTTACTAAGTGCAAGGTCTTCTACGACTACCTGCCGCCCAATCTCCAGCCGATGACTCGCTACAACAACGTGTACGAGTTGGACTTCAGGGCACCCCATGGTGCCGCTGGCCTTCGATCCAGATTTATCGTCATGACCGCAAAGAGCGTTGACGATGCTCGTGGCTTTACAGCGCGTCAGGTTCACTGCTCTGAGGTTGCGTTCTACAAGCGGCCCGAGGAGTTCTTCTTGGCCACACTACAGGCGGTTCCAGACGAAGCTGGGACGATGATTTATGCAGAGTCAACGTGCAACGGTGCTGGAGACTTTCACCACACTCAATACCTAGCGGCAAACGTCTGGTGGGACGAGATACCGCCATGGATGGAGCTAAAGAGAAAGCACCCAGGTCATCCAGATTCAACGTGGTACGCGCTATTCACTCCATGGTTCCTGATGGAGGAGTATTCAAGGCCGCTAAGCGTCAGCGAGGAAGACTTCAGGAAAAGCCTTAACGGTGATGAGAAAGAGCTTCTTGAGAAGTTCGGAGACTGGATCTCGATAGAGAACCTGCAATGGAGGAGGGAAACCCTGGTAAGTAAGTGCGGAGGGTCCCTTGATCGATTCCACCAGGAATACCCAAGCACAGACCAGGAGGCATTCTCCGCATCTGGAAGCCCCGTCTTTGACCAGCAGAAGATATGGGAGCAGGTTCGCGCGCATGGCTGCGACTGTACGCTCTGCGCGAAGAAGGTAAGGACGCTGGAGCATAACGACTCGCCTGAGCATAGCTGGCACGAGATTGTGGACGGCTCTGGGCTTGAGGGTGGTCGCGCAAGAATCTTCTCTAGCTATAGGCCAGAGCTTGAAGAAGCGCTTCCTGGCAACGGCCGTCTCTCCATCTGGAAGAAGCCCGAATCAAAGCGCAGGTACGTGATATCGGCAGATGTTAGCAAGGGCCCCACCTCTAGGGATTGGGACCATATCTGCGTGATTGATATAGCGAGCATGGAGCAGGTTGCCGAGTGGCGGGGGAAGGTGGATCTCGACATCCTTGCCGAGACGGTTCTGATGATTGCCATCTTCTACAACAACGGGGTGCTGGCACCGGAGGCCTCTGGTCTTGGCGCGGGCCTGATTGCGATGCTTAACCAGACTAAGTATTGGAACATGTACCGCCGAAAGACGGTGGACAGCCTTAATGGGCCCACGCAGACGCTTGGCTGGGACACCAACAGGAAGACTAAGCCAGCGATGGTTGGGCTGATGCAGAAGGCGCTGAAGGACGGTTATGTAAAGATCCGCTCTCAGGCAGTCCTCGCTGAGATGTCTGCCTACAGAAGTATCATCAAGAGAACGCCAGAGGGCCATGACACTGATGCGAAGATGTCTGCCCCGGCAGGCAAGAGCGACGACGCCTGCGTGTCAATGATGATCGCAAACGCCGTCGCTCATTACTGCCCAGGAAGCGGGTCTGAGGTCAGGTCAGAGCCCGTCCAGGCTGCGTCAGGGAACCATAACGAGTGGTCTGGTGATGAGTGGGATCAGTATGAGAACTGGTCTAAGAGGTTTAAGAGCAAGATGATGGCGAGTCAGAGAAGGCGATAGGTTCTCTCTGCTTCAGCCTTCTCCAGCCAGCCGCCACGAATCGCGCCCATCACGGCCCCCTGGAGCTTTCTTTTCGGAAGCCCCGTCTTCTCCACGAGTCCAGCGAAATCAATAAGACCATCATTTTCTTCTGCATACTCACGCAGAAGGTCAGAAGGCTTTTTATCTTGGACGAGCTTCCCATCTTTACCGACCCTGAATGTCTTCGTGGTGCTGCCGGATTTCTTAGGATGAGGGTTATCCCCGTCATCAAAGGTAGTTCTTCCGACAGAGGCTAGCTGGCGATCACGCTCCTGTTTTGTGTAGAAGTCCTTGCCCTTCAGGCCAGGGCTTGCGTGCTTACCCCAGGTGCCCTTCACCGTGATGTTTGCTGGCGCTGAGTCGCTTGGATAGCAGCGTTCTGCCGTACCAAAGCTTCCACAGTAGGAGCAGCGCACATCCCTGAAGA